TTTTAATTTACTATCTCTTGCCCCAGTTGTATCTCCGTAACCGGTAAATCTTGAAATATCTTCTTCACTTCTACCCATTTTACGACCAATAATAGCACCAGCTTTATCACCAACTAATTTGGTTATCATGTTTAATGGATCAAATTTGTCTTTTATAGTGGCAACTTTTGCTTTGAATTTTTCTGATAGTGCTTGTTGAATGGCCTCACTTATTGGAGTACCTTCATTAAACCATTTTTGAAATATGACTTCTTTTAGAGGACCTGTCCTAATATCTTGTGTGCCGGCAAGTTTTATTCTTTTTCTATATCTTCTTCTACCACCACCTTGAGATAATTGTGGGGTATCCATGAAAGATACTTTTGGTGATACGGGAGTTGTTTCTGCTTTTGAAGGTGAACCTAATTTTATTCTTTCTGCACTACTTGCTGGTCGACCATATGCACCAGTTTTTCCCAAAATATACCAATATCCTTTGCCTTGAAATGCTGTTGGGTCCCAAACAAAGATTTCATCTTTGAGTCTTTTAGTTATTGGTAGTTTGTTTGCCATCTATTTTAACCTATTGTAGATTCAACAAATGCAGGATAATCTAATAAATCTTTAGCTGCCAAAGTTCTTTGTTGTGATTTATTACCTACTTTAGTTGTTTTTGAAGAATTATTAGTATAAGTAGTTGGAGATCCAGCTAATTTTAAACCTTGATTTTCTGCTAAAAGAACGTCCAATTTTGATGAAGCATTACCTGGAGTTATTGCAGCCAAAGCCATTTGATTACCAGGATTTACTCTTGCTCCATTTTTTATTAATTCATAATGTAAATGTGGTCCTGTACTACGTCCTGTATTACCACTTTTAGCAATTTCAGATCCTTTTGTTACTACACTTCCTTCTTTTACATTTATTTGAGATAAGTGTGCGTAAACACTTTGTGAACCATCTTCATGTTTTATTTGAATTCGTTGGCCGAAACCTAAATTTGGATTATTAGAATCTTGCCATCCTGCTTTAACAACTACTCCAGAATCAGAAGCAAATATTGGCGTTCCAATTGGAGCCGCAACATCAATACCTCCATGTCCTTCTTTTTTACCATTCATTATTCTTTCACCAAATCCGCTAGCAATTCTAACTCCTGTTGGAGCTTTACCCACATTTGTCGCTGTAACTGATGTTGGTGGCGTAGAAGGTGCTGATGCTACTGCTGTTGTGACTTGAGATTCTTGCATTGGACCAAAACCAAATCCTTTTTTAGCCAATGAATCTTTATACTGTGCAACTGTCATTTTTGCAATAGTATCATTATTTGAATTATTAAGTCTTGAAAATAATTCTCCCATTTTTTTATCATCATTACTAGGATCTAATACCATTTTAGCGGCACCACCATTACCTAAAAAGTGTACCATGTATATGGCTGCTTCAGATGGTTCTACACCTCTGGAGGTTAATTGCTTTTTCTGATACTCTAATAAATTATTTTGAAGTTTCTCTTGATTTTCAGGACTAAATTTTGTATTTGCCCAATCTTTACCAAAAACCTTTTGTGCTTGTTCTTGTAATGTTACTGGCATGAATTGATATTTACCTGCAGCCGCACCACCTCCACCAAATTTACTTTTACGGTCATTACCTAATTGAATCACTTCACCAATTGTCATATCTGTTAAATTTTTACTATAACTTCCTTCACCTGTATATGATGCATTGCCGGCTTTAATTTCATTAGTTTTATTTTTATATTCACCTGCAACAGCATTCATCACGTTATAATTACCTTGAGATTCTGAAGCCCCAACTTTTGATAAAACACCAACACCAACTGCTGCGGCCGCCACACCAGCACCAACAGCAATTCCTCTAGTAGTTAATGATGTTGTTTTTGGTGTTATTGCATTTGTTGGAGTATTTGAAAGTGTTGTAGTTTGAGATGGAGTTGTAGCTTCTCCTTCTTTGGTAGCACTTTTTTTTATTTTTTTATCAGTTTTTGTTTTTTCTTTTATTTTATTATTTTTAATTATATTAATTAATTCTTGATGCCTTCTTTTATCTTCATTGAATAATTCTTTTTCAAAGTTCTTAGCTAGTTGTGCTGCTAATTTTTTCTTTTCATAAGAGAGTTGAACAAGGCTAGCTAATTTAACGGCAACATCAGTAACAGAATCACCTTTAGTTAATCTTTTGATTTTACCTTCTTCAACTGTAGCATAGAAAGCAGTATCGACATTACCCAATTTTCTGTTGGATGATGATTTAAGTGCTTTGATTTGTTCATCACCTTTTTTACCACCAAGGAAAGAAAAAGGCTTCATAATTTTCATTTTACCTAAAACTTTTGCAATATTTCCCATGCCAAATTTCTCTTGCATTTTACCAAAACCATCTTTGGTTCCTTCGGAAATATCTTTTTGTGGTTTTGCTTCGGCAGGTAATTTTACATTGGCAGCTTCATCTTTGGGTTTACCAAGAGCTACTGCTTCTGCTTTACTGGCAGCACGGCCAAATGAACCTTCTTTACCAGAAACAAACCAGTAACCTTTACCTCGAAATGCGGTAGGGTCCCATGCGAATGTTTTTTGATTGACTTTTCTTGTTATCATTTAGCGTTTTGTCTTTGCTTAATTTTTTCATTTTCTTCTTCAATGTATTGTATAAGCATAGCAACGTAAATTTCACGCTCCCAAGGTATCATATTTTCAAGTTCAAACAAACTATATTTGTGGTGCTGCATTAATGAAAAGTTTGTTTTATAGTAATTCTTCAGATTGTCATGACGAAATGTTAGGCGAAAAAAGAGTCTAGACCCTCCACTTGAATAGTATGATGAAAACCACATTTTTTACAATCGACTTCTATACTCTTATTTAATTTTGGTAAATTATTAAAGAAGTTTTCTATTTTATTAAACTGATCCTGGTTCAATGATTCAATGAATTCAATAATATCATCTGGTTCTGATTCAGCAGCATAATAATATTGTTCACCATCAAAAATGTATTCAACACTTTCAGCAATCATATCAAAGGCCATATCAGTAACACTTTCAAACTTATTGGCACGTTCTAAAATAGAGAATTCTGGAAATTTCAACTTAACACTAATCTTATCATTGATTTGAATAACATCATCTACAACATTAGTCATGTCTGGTTGTATTTCTAAAACATTTAATTCAACGTCCATTAAGTTACCACAAACTTTTTCTTCAACCTCATTTTCACATCGATATCTATTTTGAACTACCTCACCAACAGACCTAGCTCGGAGATTGATGAAGTAAAATTCAACATCGATGATAGGCAACTTATCAATTTCAAGGCCTTCAGTTAATGTACAGTTATGTAATACTTGTCGAATGTTTCTTTCGATTGTTTCCTTATCATCAGATTCCATGGCCATCATCAAATTACGTTGTTCTTTTACTAAGAACGGTCTAAATCGTATTTTCTTTTTTGATAATGGTAATTCAAGGTCATAGACCGGGGTATCAATTTTTGGTAAAGCCATTTTATTATCACTCCATTAAGTTAAATTACTACTTGACGCCAATATGTATATGCAAATACTACAGTTAATTTGTGGTGTCCTTCAGTTGACCAATCTAAATCCAATTGATTAACAGCAATAGGATATGCATCATCTAATGCAATTTTATAAGTTGGAAAATCATCTACACCAAATTGTGTAACCCTAATTGTTCCAGCATAACCACCAGGTCCTATTTTATACTTTGGATTATAATTAGAAGATGGTATCACAGCTTCCATCCAAGCATCAAAAAACTTTTTTGGATTCATGTCATCAGTAACAACAAATGTGAGATTCAAATCATTAAATTGTACCTGATATGGATATTTTTCAATAGGATTTGAACCAAACTTTTGTTCAGCCGTTGCATATGTTCGAGAAGGCAGTTCAGCAGTCTCACAACGTAATCTTAAATCTCTTGCCTGAATTCCATCATAATCTACTCTTGATAGATTAAGAGATATATCAACTTCAAACCTATTTGGTCTAGCCAAATCAGTTTTAAAACTATTTTTGAATTCTTGGAATTTACTAACTGCCATTTTAATTATTCCTTATTTCGTGTACCGAATCTTGCCATACCGTTTTGGCTGTGGCACCTTTAAACTGTTGGACAGGCAGAAAAGTTGCCACATCCCATTCATTTGGGTGAACGGCAAGTATCTTAGACCTAATATGACTGTTAAGATATCTTTTAATACAAGGCCGAAAAGCTTTAAACCGCTTGGATGCGCTTAAAATGTCGTAACTGACTCTCAACCTTTTAATCCCGTCCTCGTCACCATGGACTGCGAAAGGCATTAACTTACCCAAAAATGCCACTCTATATTGTATTGGCAAATAATGTAGGTTAAGTCCCATAAAACCATCTGTATGTTTTTCTAATGTCAATACCAAAGGGAATCTATCATAATAATCCAAATCATCTTTACCTTTTGGATCATAATAAAAGTAATATAGATTACCTAAGATGAACCGGTTCATATTTCTATGTTGTTCGGCTTTAATTCCTGTTGCTACCTTAACTGGACTTTTTAACTCAGCAATCTTTTTCAACAACCAAGCATAAGATTCTCTTGAGGACATTTTAAGTCCTTGAGATTTTCTTTCGGTTGCTATTTCAGTTAATTTGGATATCATTCAGTTATTTAGTTACAGGCCTAGATGGTCTTCCGTAATTAATTTGAATTCCCAACCACGGTCTAAACAGTATTCGTTGGCTGCTTTCCATTTTGCTTGATTGACACCCCATGTTTTAACTTCATTGATAAACTGTTTTGTTTTTCTTTTCTGTGGTTCAGGTTGTGCCGTTTGTTTCTTTGGTTTGACCTCAAGCATCATAGTTGATAGTTTATTGTCTTTTGTTCTATACTTGACCAAAAAATCTGGAAAGTAACGATGCCAACGATTATCCACAGGTGATATATAAGGAATAAAGAGTTCTTCTGATGCCCATGTTATAATAGAGTCATTATTGTCTAAC